TTAAATCCAAGGAACATTTGGTATATCGTAGCAGAAGAGTCGCGAGCAGTAGCTTCATCTACAAAACGCCAGTGAGCACAAATGTCGTTAGTGTAAGGGCGTACCAATAGCACTCCTTGCTCTCCCCTTCCAATACGATAAAGTTTACGAGTCTCTGGATCTGTGAAGTCAAGGTCCTCATAAGGGAGTTCATAACAAAATTCAAGCATTCTTGATGTTGAAAGAGAAAATCACACGTTCTGAGTCAGATTGTACTGCCTTGCACTGGTGTGTCAAGACTGATGGGAAGAAGATAATATCTCCCTCACTGACCTCAGGGACATATTCTATCACGTCACCCTCAATGAAGTCAACAAAGGGAGCGAAGAATGATGTGGGTTGGTGGTCACTTTCTAAACTGGCATAGAATATGGCACTGTATCCCAGAGCTCCATGATTATGTGGTGGATGATAACCACCACGAGTATACTTTTGTGCCCACATGTTAAAGATTTGGAAATCAAATGGATAAAGTTCATTAAAATCTTTGATAGCAGGATCTAGTATTTCAAACATTCTCTCCGTATATGGAGCAATTTCACCTGCCTGATAGTATTTAAAATAGTCTGTGAGATGTCCATCTCCATCTTCAAGATCTAAAGAAGATAAAATATCATCCTTATGTTCACTCCAATCATCAACAGTAGCAGTGAAGAAAGGAACTACAAATCCATTATTAATATTCATTCTTTTGGTCTATTGTTACCTGCTCTTAGTGCATTGTTTTCATATTCAATAACACCATCTGGTCTTACAACAAAACATTGATACCAATATGTGTCATCATCTACTTCATCTTTACGTGGAAAGTAATCAGTAACGAAATCAAATGCAACATCTGCATTTCTAAACTCAATGTATCCATAATACTTACTCTCCATCAATAAGATAAGTTCTGGTGGCACTTCTTCATCAAGTTTATAATAATCAACGACAATAGATTTAGCAGAGTCATCCGCTACCTCCAGTCTTGGGTTCTCCCAATATACTAGAGCACCAGAAATAGAGGAAGCATATGCTTCAATCTGATCCCAATCTCTAGCACTGTCAAACGTCTGTAGGTTCTGCATCGGTATCCTCTACTTTCTTTAATTTATATGCGGCTGTAACTCTAATGCCATAAAACTCTCTAGTAGTATCCTCTGCCCAGTGATACATATCAGAAGGAAATAACACACAAGATGCAGGCTTAGGAAATACTGTGTCAAATCTACCATCATCTTGTACAAAGATAGTCTTTCCACCCCATGTAAGATCCCATACAGGATTACAGAATATCAAAAATGTATAATCTGCATCATCAGTATGCATAGATCCATCCAAACCTCTAGTATGACCATTCATATAATAGTCTAAGATTTCAAACTTGAATGGAATTAAGATCTCCATCTTCTCAGGAATGACACTATCAAAGATACCATATCCTTTGATATCCATCTTCCAGAACTTTTTGTGTCGTGCTGCTTCACTACTAGTGGCACCAAATTGCCATCTTGGGCGACTAGCAATCTTATCAATCTCCTCCATTTCTCCTTGGGTAAGAATAGTATCCCAAGATTTGATGTCAGTAAGTTTACTCATATCAGTTTCTCAATATAGCGTGGTGTCTAAGGATTCCCAGACGAGCGAGATCAAATTGAGTTAGAACTTTTCTGTCTAAGTAACCTTCTACTTCCCAATACACTTTGTTTAGTTCAGTGATGTAATACCTCATTGTTGGATCAGAGATTGAACTCTCTAACCAAAATGTAAGACATTTCCTGACCCCACTCGTAACTGGTCTCACACCATGAATGAACTCTGTTGGGTAAATTAAAGCTTTACCTGCAGGTAGTTTCTTCTCAATTGTCTCTGTGCCAATTTTAATGAAGTGCTCACCACCTTCATAATCATCATTTAATGTAATGACAACTGTGTAGTCAGTTCTACATCCCCACATTTCATAATAATCTGTATGGTCATCATAGTGTTGACCTTCCTCATATTTTAACATAAAACATGGAGAACATTTGTTTAGTGGATGTAATCTAAACAGTTCTGTTTGCCTTAAAATTTTTGTAATACTCTGATTAACAATATTATTGATCTCAACGTCATCTTGCTGAGTATTATTTTTTACATGCTTTTCTTTTGGTCCAGTAATAGCACCATCAATAAACTTACCAGCGTCAAATAGACTCGTAATTTGTCTTAAACTATTTCTATCTAAAAAATCATATTCATAAATCATTGCATCACCTCAACATAAGATTTAATATAGTCATCTACTGCTCTCTTATATCCATCAAGAACAGATGGAAGTGGAGCACACATGTTGACAATACTGTCAAATCCGACCAAGAATGCATTATCTGAAGAAAATTTCTTCCATGGTGTAAAAGACACACCCATTTGATTTACATCAATTTGACCTGCTGCTTTGACATTAAAAGGATATACTAGATTATAGCAAACCTTTTGCTGTACGCCATTTATTTCTTCAATATGATCTTTTACATTAGCAATCAACTCCTCCCCTGTGACAAGAGTGAGAAGGAGAATATTAAGTTGTTGTTCCATAATTAAACGTTATTACTATTAAGTGCTGCTAGAAGTGCATCAAGCTCTGCTTTCTCGTTAGGATACTGAGCAGAATAGTCAGCAGGTTTCAATGCACCATGCATGATTTCATCTGGATTCTTAATTCTATAGTTAGAAGCGATAGTTAAACACACTCTCTTCACATATTCATCCCATACACCTGGGACAAATCCACCGAACTGATCATCAGTTTCTAAGTATGCTTTATCTATATGTGGAGTATTACCTTCAAAATCCTGATACTGTAGAAATCTAGCATAAACAATGGGATTGATTGGATATTTTACTTCATCAGACCCTTGACCACTATAATCAGAAGGAATATCTCTAAGTTTTTGTCTATACTTAGTCCACTGAGCTTTTACTTCATCACTAATTTGTGCATCTGGCATTTGAGTCCAATCACATTCAGATAAGAGATAGTTTCTAACTAGTCTAACACCTTCCCATGATGTCTTCTGCCATCTACCATACTCATTGTATAATTTTTCTTCAACTGTCTCCTGTGCGCTATCTTTGTGCTCAAAATACTTTTCTTTAAGTTTTTCAGCAATATCTGCTACTTCAGCATCAGTTGCTTCTCTCCATTCATACGTTTTCCATTTCCTTTCTTTGGTAGCACGATCATAGATGTACTTTTTCTTCTCAACACCATAAGATCCATCACTGAAATAATTCAAATGAATCAAGCGGTCTTTATCAGATGACCAAAATGGAAACAGCATGGGTTGAATATTATCATTCCACCATGTCTCTTCAATAAATTCAGTCTTACCATCTACGATGATAATTCTTTCTAGTGCATTGACTTGCACTACTACACGGATGTCTGCCATTAGATTACGGGAGTTTTAGAAACCAGCCTGTCGCAATATATTTATCATGGGTAAAGACAGTGTTCCCACGGTGAACGTGTGTCATGCCTGCTGGCCAGATCAATAACGTGCCTGTTTGTGGTTTAAATCGTTTCTTTTGATAAAGAAATTCAGTCTCTGCTTCACCATCAGGCATATCATTCAAATATACCATCCATGCCAGTTCTCTATTTGCTGCTCTAAAACTACCATTCTCATAATGCCAAGTGTGGTAACCACCACCAGGAGAAGTCCTCTGTACTTTTAATCCAATAGAGTTTAAATTTGTCTTTAGATGATCATACTCTTGCTTATAATTTGCAAATGCAGTATTCAAATACTTATAGAAATGTGTTGCCAATCCCATGTCAACATCGTCTAGCATAATACTAACATCATGCCTGGCAAGTTTCTTGTCTGGCATTTGTTCTTTACCATGTTGAACGATATCAGGATTGATTTCAAGATATGTCTCAAAGTTTTGCACAATAGCAGCACAAATGTCATGGTGTACGAATCTCCTGTACACACCAATAAAATCTTCAAACTTTCCTTCAATTCTATCGGGATCAATAATAAATCCACACTCACTTGCTGCTAGCATCAATACGCTCGGATCATATACTTCACTAGATGATAGCGTGTTAAGAGAGGAAT